TCCCCGGCGGCCCGGATGAGCGCCTGGCGGGCCTGAGCCCGGTTGTAGGCGTTGTTGGTGCAGTACCGCTCCACGTTTTTCCCGGTCAGCGGGGCCCCGAAGCCCCCGGAGACATACAGCGTCTTATAGTCCCACGCGGCCGCCGACCCCCGCCGCACCAGCTCCTTCGCGGTCATCATCTTCCATCCCCCCACTGCATGATCTCCCGCAGCTTATCAAAGCCGAACATGGCCGCATAGGCCACCATGAAACCGCCCACCACCAGCGCGGCCACGATGTACCACGTCATGACCACCACCTTGATCTGGCAGTATGCGATACCGGCGGAGATGGTCAGCACCTGCGCCACTCCCAGAGCGACGAGGTTGGTGGGCATCTTGTCCCAGGTAGCCTTTTTGGTCACCTGGACGATGATGTTGGTCAGGGCCACCAGCACGCCCAGGATAGGGATGAGGATCGTCAGATCAGTCATAGATATCGTCCTTTCCGGGCTTTTCGCCCTGTCCATCTCGTTTCCCGTTCAAAACGGTCTTCAAACACATCAGCAGCAGCTCGCCGCCGAAGAAGGCCAGGATGACCCCCAGCAGGGCGGCAGGGTCGTGGCCGGTGTGGGAGAGGATCCGCAACGCCCAGGCGGAGGCCACGGTCCCGCAGGCCACGCACCACAGGACCATGAGCTTCGCGAAGAGGTGGGGCACCGCCCGGAGCTTGTCCAGCAGTCTCCTCACAGCCCCCACCTCGCCAGCACCATCCCCAGCACCGCCGCCAGCACCAGCCAGATGGAGTTTTCCTTCAACTTGTCCAGCAGCTTGTTGGGCTTGTCCTTCTCCGTCTCCATGTAGTCCACCAGCTTCTTCAGTTGGGCGTCAATGCTGTCCAGCTTGGTTTCCAGCGACGTTTTGGCCTGCTCCAGGGCGTTGATCCGCTCGAACATCTCCTTATGGGTTTTGCCGGACCCATCCCGGTAGCGGTCAAACTCCTTGGCCAGACTGTCCACCCGGGCGTTCACCGGGCAGTCACTGCAGTTCTCGCTCATCGATCACACCTCCACATAGATCTCCCACCACCGGTCATCGGCGCCCGGCTCGGTGGTGTTGCCGTCGATCTTAGACTTGTACAGCGTCCCCCGGTGGGAGACGATATCCCCTGTGTCGTAGGCGTCCTGGGCCCCTGTGGGAGGGCTCCAGACGGGCCAGCCGGAGCTGGACAGCCCGATACGGGTATAGAGGGCCGGGGCCTCCTCCGGGGGCCACTCCGCCGCGCTGGTGTGGCCCTGCTCCACCTGGGTCCCGGCAGGCATGTAGATTAGCCGGGCCACGAAGTCGGGCGCATATCGCTCCTCGATCGGGATCCCGGGGAACACGGGGTCTTCATCTGGGACGATCTCCTGGACTGCATCATCATCCATCAGCAAGATATACATGTCGTCACCTCCTTACCAAGTTACGATCACGACGCCGGAAGCGCCGTTGCCGCCACGGAGGCCGGATTCGATACCGCCACCACTTCCTCCAGTCCCAACGGTTACAGCGATGGAGTTAGTATTTGGGAGCACATATGCAGCCGTTTTGATATGTCCACCACCACCACCGCCGCCGCCACCGCCGCCACCAGATGTGAGGCCTTCGCCACCGGTACTGGGCGTCCCGCCGAAATTGACTGCACCGCCACCTGTTTTATTACCAAGCACACCTCCATGGCCACCGCCTAACGATTCTCCTGCCTTGCCATAACTTAGATTACTACTGGAACCCGAAAAACCGGCGCCTCCTCCGCCACCTGTACCATTATTGTTCGGTGCATCCATCTCCCCGCCATGTCCGCCATTTGATACAGGTACTGTAGAATTTACTAACAAGCCACCACCGCCACCAGCCCTGCGCATAGAGTTTCCGCCAGATGTTCCACCAGTCCCTCCATTCGCTCCAGAGGATGCATCAGTTCGTTTGTTTCCTCCAGTCCCCCCAGCCGCACTGATGATACTGCCAAAAGAGCTTGTGGTCCCGCTGGATCCATTAGCTGTGCCCCCTCCACCGCCGCCGCCGCCAACTGCGATGATCTGGACCGGAGTGCCTGCGGTCAGGCCGTAGTCAGTGGGCTTGAAGCTCCCGCTCGCTGTAAAGATCGCCATCCCCATTTAGATCAGCCTCCCTGTCATCAATTTTTGGAATGTAGTCTCCTGTTTGGGGGTATTGTTCATCACCATCTGGATGAGCGCGCTCACCGGGATCTTTTTCCCGGTCCCCGCGCTGACGTCGTCTATTGGAACAAGATCGTTAGCAGCTAAAGTCTCAGCAGGTAATGCGCCAGCTGCCGTAACTATAAATGTGCAGCATCTTCGCCGTTGGGATCGCAGCGAACGCCTGGTTGATGGTCGCATCGCCGGTCAGGCCAAGCGCGGACCGCGTCGTATCGGTGAGGACGTTGGGCTTATTGAACAAGGTCCCCATGACCTCCCAACCTTCCGCGTTCAATCCGTTCTGATCGAATGGGAATCGCCCTTGTATCATCACATCCAGCATCGTGTCGAAGTCTGGACACAGCTGTTTGATGTTGGGCGGGACCTTGAGCCACCTGCTGTTCCCGGTCCCTTTGATCACTCCGTCTGTCATACTTCCTCCTTTCCTGGACAGAAAAAACCGCTCTGTCCTCCTTGACAAAGCGGCCGATCTCGCTATAATGGAAACAGAAGGGCGCTGTTACTGACGGTCAGCCCAAACAATTCAACTCAACTTAGTTGACCGCTTGGGTTGCAGCCGAGCGGTCAACACGCTTTTGGGGCGGTGAAGAGCAGTATCATGACGATGATGCTCAAACTCACCAGGAGCCGGAAGATGAACTTCCAGGATCCGCTTCCCATCTGCACCACCTCCCCCTGTCCAGATCTTGCTGTGGGGTGATAACGGTGGGCTGACCGCCTTTTATGTAACAGCGCTCGCTTCCGTCCCGCCTGGCAGGCGGGCGCTCTTATCATAGCGTATGCGCCGCATCTTGTCAAATGCTGCCGCCTTTGGGCGGCTCTTTTCGTATCTGGGGATGTTCCTAGTATCCTCCGCAGACCGGCTCGCCGCAGACCCAGAAGCTCTTGGAGAGCATCTCCAGGGTCTCATCAGCCCGGACCAGGATCGTCTCGATATCGTTGGCCTCCTGGAGCTCCAGATCCTCCATATCCGCGGGGACCTCGGGGGCCTGGAGGGGGAACTGATCCCGCAGAGCGGCCACGTCGGCCAGGTAGGCCGTCATCTGGCTCCGAACGGGCACGTCCAGGGGCTCCCAGTCCGTCTTGGGGGCCACAGGGGCCAGATAGCCCGCCTGGTGCATCCACCCGGCGATGAGCTCCACCGCCAGGCCCACCCTGTTCAGGTCATCGGCGTTGTAAGCCCCCCGGACCACGCCGGCATCGAACCAGCTCCGCTCCGCCGCCGTCCAGTCCTCCAGGGGCTTGGCCAGCAGGGCGTCCAGGACGTCCCGGTCCTCCTGGGCGCGGTCTGTGATCATCCGCAGGCGGTAGAGCTCCTGAGAGGCGGTGAGCCCCGCCCGGTCCCGGGCGGTCACCTGGATCCTGTTCTCCCCCACCTCCAGGGGCACGGCCACCGAGAACCGCCCCTTTTCCTCCAGCTCCGCGCGGATCCCGGCCACCGTCACCTCCCCGATCCCAGAGGTGGCGTCCCTGGCATAGCCGGACACCACCAGCCGGGCGTCCTCCACCACTCTGTGGAGGCTCTCCATCACCAGGGAGAGCGCCGGCGGGACCGTGTCCACCGTGTAAGCGGCAGAGGCTCCGGTCCGGTTCCCGTCCCGGTCGGAGATGGCCGCTGTGACCGTGTGGGGGCCCTCTGCCAGGCTTCGGGCCTGGATGGTCAGGCTGTACGCCGTCCCCGATACGGCCACCGTGCAGGGCACAGAGACGCCGTCTATGGCGGCCTGTCCGCTGGCCGTGTCGATCCCGGAGCCCCCCGCCTCGTCGGAGGCACGGAACACGATCGCAGGGCTGGCCGTGGTCACATAGCCCGCCGGCGGGGAGAGCAGGGCCAGCCTGGGCGCGGCGGTCTCCCGGACCACCAGGCGCAGGGCCTTATACTGCTCCCCGGACAGGGACGCGGTCTGACCTGTGGCGTTCCTGGCCTCCACCGTCAGGCTGTAATATCCCCCCGGCTGGTGGATCGACGTCCCCGGAGCGGTCAGCTCCCCCTCATACCGCCCTGTGGCCGCGTTGTACGTCAGGACGGTCCAGGTATCCTCCAGCTTCACCCGGACCTGCGTCAGGGCCATCATATCACCCCCTACTCTTGAGCCTTATCAGTAGCCTACTGCATAATAGTAATACTTTTGATTTGCAATGTTGCATCCTATCAGGTGCGATGTGCTATAGTTACCTACCCACTCAACAGATCTATCGCTCCATATGACCTTTACATACGAAATGTGTGAGTCGTTATTGGTGGTGTAGATATCCGCATCACGTATGAATAAAGCATAGGCTCCACTTGTTCCTAAAACAAAAAGGAAATGTGGCGTAAACGGGAATGTCAAAGATCTTCTTTTTCCTCCATCGCCAATGTAACTTCCCCAAGTATCGATTACTCTAACACGCATGTCGTTAGACAGACCTGAGATCAAGTTCCTGAGTTGCTGGAGGGCCTGGGACACCGTCCTGTTGGCGGCAGAGCCCCAGATCGCAGTCTCCACGGCGTCGGTCAGCAGGCTGGCCTTGTTGATGTCGTTGCCCCGCACCTGCCAGCCGCCGGCGTTGATCCCATACAGATCCACCGGGAAGGTGCCCTCTGCCAGGGCCCGCAGGAAGTCGGTATACTCCGGATAGAGGGACATGACGTTGGCCACGCTCTTCAGATAGCGGCTGTTCCCCGTCCCCTTGATGATCCCGTCCGTCATGCCGGACCACCTCCCAGCACCAGGACCCGGCCGTCCCGCAGGAGCAGGGCGACGCCCGCGACATCCTCGGGAGCGACTGCGATCCCACCGCCTCCGATCTCCCGTCCGCCCCGCAGGGCAGGGGGATGTTCAAAGGGCCGACTCCCCCTGTCAGGGGGAGATGCCTGAAAGGCAGAGGGGGTAGGGGGGTCCCCCTTTGAGGGCTCAGACGGCGCACAGCGCCCCATTTCCCGCAGGAAATGTTCTGAGCCTACCCCCCCCACTTTCATTCGCTAAAGTACCTAAAAACGCTGTGATCGCTGCCTCAAAGTTGCTCATAGTTCCTCCTTTTACGGTTCTCCGCACACGAATTCGCCGCAGACGTACACCGCCGTCTGGGGGATCGCCTCCACGTCTGCCGCCGCCACTGAGATCAGGAACTTCTTTCCTGCCTGGGCGGGATCCGGCGTCAGGATCGCGGAGATGATCACCGGGGTGTATGTGTTCGCCATGGTCCGCCCCTCCCTTCAAAAAAGATCCCCGCCGCCTCATGTCGAGACAGCGGGGATCGTTTCATTTTGCGATGTCTGCCCGAATCAGGGCCTTGATATATCCGGCCTTGTTGGGGACACTGTTGAGCTTTTCCAGTAGATCCGATTCTGTGTTGTTCATAAAGCGGATAGTCACGCTCGTGGTGTGTGCTTTATGATAACGGTCCTGGGGTGTTTCCTTCCTGGCCTCTATGGCGCTCTCCTCCTTTGGGGAGGCGGGGCCGGTCTCCCGGCCCCTGTCCCTGTTACTTTTTGCTGATCGCGATCTGGTCCAGCAGTTCCACGATCTCAGCCTTGGTGTAGGTCTCTTTTTCACCTTCGGTAAAGATCAGCCGGAGCTCATAGAGCATCGCCAGGTCCATACGCTTGATCTCGATCTCGCTCGGCATACGTCCATCCCCTTTCTTTAAGATAATTATATTATAATATAGGTAATGCACTATGTCAAGCATTTTTTACATTTTTTCTAAAAAATTTCCGCTGTCTCGATATGAGGTTGTCAAGGTGCTGTTTTGTCCCAATAGATGACGATACATCCAGAGGTGCCGGGGACGCCGGGCTCAGCGGGCCCTGGCCGGACGTCCACCACCCAGTGGGAGCCGGTGGGCTTGCCGTCCTTATCGAAGGTCTGTTCCCGGTGGCGGACGCCCTGGGAGCCTCCCTTGCCCCCCGCGCCCCCGTCTCCGGAGCCCTCCAGAGGGGCCTGGACCCCTGTCCTGGCGTAGGACTGCCCGGAGGCGATATCCGAATATCCCTGGGGATACCGCTGGCCCTCGGCGGAGGTCCAGACACCGAAGACTGCGTCCTGGTCCACCCGGTAGGCGAAGCTCTGCCCGGGGTTGATATCCACCACCCCGGCCCACACCAGGCCGCCCAGGCCGTCTGTGCCGTCCTCGCCGGGGGCGTCGTAGGAGCCGTCCGTGCCGGCGGTCCCGTCCCCGCCGCGGCCTACCAGGAACAGCCGCAGCCGCCCCACGCCGGAGGGCCCCGTCCAGGTCCCCGACCCGGTGAGCACCGTCCGCTCCTCCCACAGGTAGGACCCGTCGGCCTGGAGCAGGGTGCTCCGGCAGCCCTGCATCATCCCGTCCTGGAACTGGATGGTCTGGGACTTCCGCCGGGCGGTGACGGCGCTGGACTCGTCCAGCCACACGGTGTCCACGTCCCCGATCTCGCCGGAGGGGTCCCCCCGCCCGGTGGTCTCGATGACGTTGCCGCCGTACTGGCTGAGGATGAGCCGGGCCGCCGCCAGGGCCTGGGCCTGGGTGTGGAGGAAGGGGTTGCGGATCGCCACCGTCTTCTCGCTGCTGGTGGAGTTGCCCGAGACCACATACTCCGTCCCATCGCTCAGGGTGAAGATCAGCGCCGCCAAGGACTGGTTGGCCTTCATCCCCGGGTAGCCCGTCAAGTTGGCCAGGGCCAGCTTGTTCCCCTGATGCCACAGGGGCTCGGCGCACAGCTTCCCCGTCTCCGCGTCGGCCCGGGGCCAGGTCCCGCTGGCCTGACACGCCCAGCGGATCATCTCGCCGCAGCTCTTCCCGGTCACGTCCTCCCGGCTGTTGGCGGTGACGGGCTTGCCGGCGTAGGCGGGGTCGCAGCTCCACCGATTGGTGAAGTTCACTCCCAGCTGGCTGACGATGGCCTCCAGCCACCCGGCCAGGGTGGTGGGCAGCGTCTCCGGAGGGAGGAAGGTCCGTCCGGACAGCAGCCCGATGATGTCCACCAGATACCACTGCATAGTGGGCTCGTTCTGGCTGGTCTTCCAGCCGTCCCCCGCCATATAGAACAGTCCCAGCTTGACCCGCTCGAAGGCCCTGGAGGCCACCCGCACCCCGATGTACACCTCCACCCCCTGCCGCTCCTCGATGGAGGCGAAGATGCTGTCCTTGCGCCGGGGCTCGAACCGGCGGGACTTGTTGTCCATGGCCAGCGTCACCGACCCGTAGGGCAGGGACAGACAGGAGAACTCCCCCTGCTGGACGCAGGAGAAGGAGGCCAGCATCCGGGGGCCCCACCGCTCGTAGAGGCCCGTCATGATCTCCACCGCCCGCATCCGCCGGGAGGGCAGGGACCATCTGGTGCAGGTCAGCCGGATCGCTGTGGGCTGTTGGACAGTGAAGCCGTCGATGGACACCTCCGTCGCCCGGTTGCCGGTAAAGGTCTTGGTGAAGTATACCGTGTCCCCGGAACGGACCTCCACGGTGAAATCCATAGGGACCCCGTCCGCCGGGTCGGTGGAGAAGTAGATCGAGACCGTCTGGAGGATCCGCACATGGGCGAACCGCTCCTCCACCCAGGCCGCCGGGGAGAAGGTCCCGTCGGGCCCGCTCAGCGCGTCGTTGGCGAAGCCCATGCTCTCCTTGACCTGGTAGCCGTCCGGGAAGACCTTGGAGCCGCCCCCCAGCAGCCACCGCCCCCGTTCCAGGGCAGCGTACCGGGCCGGAGGATCCAGCTCGTGGTCGTGGAGCTGCTCCGGGACGCACCAGGGGGCCAGACTGTCATAGCCCATGGGCTCCCAGGTCAGGTCCGGATCGCTCAGGTCCACCACCGCCAGGATGTCCACCCGCCGCGGCGACCCCACCACCGCCGCCCGGAATGCCGGGCTCGTCTGTATCATCCTCTCACCATCCTCTCCTCCTCTCTTGGCTCCCCCTCTGGGGGAGCTGTCAGGCGGAGCCTGACTGAGAGGGCCGCCTCAGCTCTCCTCCTCTCCCGTCCCTTGATCCTCCTTATGGGAGATGGTCACCCATGCGGCTCCTCCTCCCGCAGCGTGAACCCCAGCCCGTGCCAGCAGGGGGTCCCGTTATCGTCGAAAAGGAACGTAGGGTCGGTCAGGGATTCCACTACGAAGGTGGAGGAGATCATCTCGCTGCCGTTGTCGGGCAGGGCCGCCGCCAGGATAGGCCGGCGGGACCGGAGGACCGCCAGCAGGGCCCGGGTGGTGTCGTTGTCCAGGTAGTCATAGGACCATTTGATCTTCCACACCGCCCCCCGCTCCTCGATCACCCGCCGGCCGGAGATCATATCCAGCTGCACTGACAGGATCTCTTCCCAGCAGGCGTATTTGTCGCCCCAGGTCTCGGGGAGGGCCATCCCCTCTAATACCAGCTGTGTCATCGGTCGTCCATCACCTCCGGATCTTCCTTGCTGGCCTGCCGGATACTTGGCACGAAGGCCCGCGCGATCGTGGTCTTATCTTCGGTCTGGATGGTGATGTTCAGAGGAGCGTCAAAGCCCTGTCCTGCCATAGCGGCCGACACTCCATTCACCACCCCCGCGCTGGCGTTCTGCATATCCCGGGGGGTGACCCCCAGATACTGTTCCTGGAACCGCTCGGTGGCAAAGCTGGACGCCAGCTCCGCATTGGTAGGGACGTCCCCGCCCTGGGCGAATATCTTGGACATCTTGGACATGATCTCCGACACCTTCGCCTCTATCTCGGCCTCCATAGACGCCAGCCCGTCGATCAGACCCTGAGCAGCGTCCACACCGCCGTTAAAGGCGTCCTCTGTCAGCTCGTCCAGCGCTCCGCCCAGTTTTTCGCTGTACTCGGTCTCCAGGGTATCGATCTGGTCCTTGAAAAACTGCTCGGCCACCTCTGCGGCACGCTGCTGCTTCTCGTTCCACAGATCGTTATACTCGTCCCACTGCGTGTCCGACATGTTCAGCAGCTTCTGGGCGTACTGGGTCGCCTCGTCCACGTCCATCCCCAGCACTTCGTCCATCAGGCCGCCGGAAAGGCCCCTCTCCTGGAGGGAGCTCAGGGCTTGCTCATACCGATCGATGGCGTCGACCTGCTTTTGCAGGCTCTCCAGGGACATCCGCTCGTCTTTGATCTCAAACAGATCGCCGTAGCCGGACAGCTTGTCCTCCATCCTGTCCTGCTGGCGGGTGACCGAATCCATCCGCTCCTCCAGCTCGTCGATCAGCGCATCGCTCTGTTCTGCCCACAGGTCGATCTCCCGCTCCGCCAGAGATTTGTCCAAAGAGATGTAGGCGCACCATGTCGAAGGAATTGACCAGCTTCCCGCTGCAGGGGTCAGTGGCGTGATGGGAGAACAGGAATTTACCGTCGTCGTAGAGTACTGCGCCGCCGGTGGTAGTGCCGCCGGTGAAGGTGTACCTGTCTGACGCGGTGTCTACAGGCTCATAGACGCCGGGCAGGAATGTGGCTATTGCCGCCTCGATGTCGTAGGTGCGGCAGAACGCGCCCACAACGCCCGTCTTGGCCTGGGGGTCCGTCTGCTTGGAAGTCCGCTTAGCGGGGCTCGCAGCCCCGGGAACGACCGGCCAGGAGGCACAGTCTCTCCAGTCGGTATAGAGGCCCAGCATGCCGTCCGCAGAAAGCAGGGCTTTATCCGCCGGCCTCCAGATGTACTCCCCGTCCGCGCTGCAGCTGGGCCAGTACATCAGCCGTGACACCTCGAAGGTGGTGGTGTCAGCCAGCTCGATTCCGACCATCTCCGCCTTGAGGGAGTATTCCCGCACAGGCAGGTCGATCTCGGGTGGGCGGCCCTCAGATACACGCCCCATCGCGACCCGATCGTTTTTATGTTCACGATAGATCACCCCCTGTACCTGCTTTTCCCCTTTTGGTCATACAGCCTTTTCGTTATTTGGCGTGCCGGCGGACCTTCTCCACCTGCGCTGTGCCTGCCTCTTGCGGGCAAGGCGGCAGGCCTCACAGAAACGGTTGTGGCACTGTCGCCATGGGCGTCCGCCTTGACCGGCCTCTCCTTGATCCCCAAGTCCCCGCATCGCCGCTGGATGGCCCCGGCACTTCTTCGGAGCATTTGGGACAGCTCAGCGTATCCGTACCGCTGCTGCTTCAAAAGCATGATCAGCCGGCTGTCCTCCTCAGACGTCCAGGAATCCTTGCGCTGGAGCGCAAACGTTTCGAAATCTTTTCTGCGCTGCTCCGCCACCCACTCCGGTTCTTCCCCCAGGGCCAGCGGCTCCATCCGGGAGAAATCAATGAAAGCCCGGTTCTTCTCAGCCCACTCCCAAAACTCCTTCAGGTAAACGATCCTCCACCGCTGACTCCCCACCCGCTTGTAGTGGAGCGGGAAGCCGCGGTTCTCCACCCAGCTCTTGATCTTGTAGCCGTATCCGGAATTGCCTCCGGTCACAGCGACCAGCAGCTGGTTGAAGGAAACGTAGTCACCGCTATCCAGGAAAGGCCCCAGGCCGAGCCGTCGGGCGCGGATGACAACCGCATCTTCACTGCGCCCCAGGTTTCTGGCCAGCGTGGGGATGGCCAGTGTGCCCCAGTTCTCCGCCAGGTACTCCTCCGCTTCCGCAGTCCAGCGGGGACGCTTGCTCATAGGCTTCATCCTCCCTTCCGTGGCATGCCGCAGCATACCCCGGCGATTTTTATGATATGCACGTTTCGGCTGACCCTGTTGGCAGCACTCAAAATCCGGCTGTTTTCCGGCCATGTTCCGGCACTTTTCAGCCTATTCCTGACGGTGTCCCGCGCTGGATCTTCAAGGGGGAAGGACTGCCGCCGGCGGGGATCCAGGAGCTTCATAGCGCCAACAGTCCCCCATAATGTCTCTGGGTAACCGGTAATAGCCGGCCCCTTTGGGGCCCCGATCCAGCTATTGGCTCGCCTTTTCCACTCCGGGAGTGCCAGTAAACGACAATAGCCGGGGTATTTCAGGTCACTCCTCGGTGTCCGACTTGGACACAATGAAGCGCACCCGGAGGGGCTGCTGAAGTCCCACCACCGCAATGTTGGAGGCCAGCTCCTCCAGTTGGGTCAGCTTGTAGAAATTGCCTGGGTCACTCTCGATCAGGCCGATGTCGATATATTCGATCTGCTCCCGCGTATCTGCCGGGGCGGGTGTGCCCGAGTTGGACACACCCTTCAGCAACTCAACCAAATTATTTTCTTTCATAGCCTTACTCCTTCTTGAAGAACGGGTTTACCCAGCCCTCCGCATTCAGAGGGAGCCCAGCGGCCCATGTGGGTACCTGGCTCATAAGCTCTGTGATCCGCTTCAGGTCGGCCTCGAAGCCGTTGGGGACCTCTGTAACGATCTCGTCGTGGATGTGGAACACCACCCGATACCCCGCGGCCTCCACGCGGTCGATCGCCTCCGCCAGGCAGTCCCGGGCGATGGCTTGGGTAATGTTCTCCGCCAGCTTGCCGCCGTAGGTCTCCAGCACCTGCCACTTCTTCGAGGTCTGGTTCTGGCCGAGGTAGCACAGGCTGAGCTGGCCGAAGTGGTTGGTCCCCATGTGAGGCTGGGCATAGTACAGCTTGCGCCCGCTGGGGAGCCGGATGGTCAGAAAATCCATATGGTTTGCAGGGTTGCATTCCCGGGCGATGGCCAGCCGTCTGTCCGGCAGTTCGATCGACCGCCCGGTCTGGACCGCCTCCTTTGCGGCGGCGTCTACCTTGTACCAAAAATCTACGATAGCGCGGTTCTTCTGCCGCCAGCGGTCCCGGATGTCCAGCAGCTTTTCTTCCGGGGTGTCTTTGTCCAGGTGGCCGGCGGTGATCAGCGCGTTGGGTCCGCCCTGATAGCCCAGGGCCAGTGTGGCCGCTTTGCCGTACTGTCGCAGGGCGTACTCCGGATCGCCCTTCACGATCCGTTCCATGGGGACATCGTACAACTGGGCGGCGGTGGCCTCGTAGATCTTCCCGTGGGTGCGGAAGACCTCCAGCGCCCACTCCTCCCCCGCCAGCCAGGCGATGACCCGGGCCTCGATGGAGGAGAAGTCCGCGTCCACCAGGGTGCAGCCGGGAGCGGCGACCAGCGCGGTGCGGATCAGCTGGGAGAGGGTATCGGGGACCGAGCCAAAGACCACCTTCAGAGCGTCCATCTGCCGGTCCTCCACCAGTTCCCGGGCCAGGGGGAGCAGTTCGGACCTGATGTAGGTCCGGGGCAGGTTCTGGGGCTGTACGATACGGCCGGCCCACCGCCCGGTGCGGGCCGCCCCGTAGAACTGGAGCAGCCCCCGCACCCGCCCATCGGCACAGACCGCAGTCTCCAGGGCGTTATACTTTTTGTTGGAGGTCTTGAACAGCTCCCATTTGGCGGGGTCGTGGTGGGGCAGGTCGCGGGTACGCTGGCCGTTGGTCTTGGTAGGGGCGCAGGGGGTGCAGAAGTAACGGATCAGGGCCTTGCCAGTGGACAGCTTCTGCTGTTCTTCCGCCAGACCGAGGGCCTTGCCCGCAGCGTCCAGTCCTGCGGGGCAGCCGCAGTATAGACCGTGGAGCATGGTGCAGCGCCACTGTGGGAGCCACTTTTCCGGGGGATAGTTGGGAACGTCCCATAGGCGGAAATGCCTGGACAGGCAGTACCATTCGAAGGGGGCGTTATAGGCGTGCTTGATCGTATTGGTGTCAAAGAGGCGGGCCATACATTCCGGGGGGGAGCTGTTCTCCCTGAGCCAGATCAATGACCTGGACGGGCCCGAAGTCGAGGCTGTACGCGAATAGGAGGATAGAAAAAGCCGGGCTCTGGGCGTACCGATAGAGCCCGGCTTTCTTGATGTCCACATCGCTGTACGTCTCAATATCTATGGAGAGATGATGCACAGCAGTGGGCACAGCTTACACCCCCATGACTGGAAAGCCGGTGGGGGTATAGCCGCCCTGGGGGAGGGGCTGACCGGTGATGGGGTCAACGGCGGGAGCCGGATAGCCGGCAGGGGCTGCGGGAGCAGCAGGAGCCTGAGGAGCGGGGTTGGTAGGAGCCACAGGAGCGGCAGGAATCGCCTGGAAAGCTTCCTGAGCGGTCACATGAGAGGACAGGGGCGTATCGTCCCGAATCTTCTGGACCCCGTTCAGGCCGCAGCCTATGCCCTTCTTGCCGGCGTGGTTGTAGGCGAAGAAGGTGACATTGACATTGGCCCACATCCCGGAGTAGACCTGGGTGGGATCAATGATGGGCTGCACCTGAGCGTCTACCACGAAGGGGGCCTACTTGCTGCTGGCGGTGAACACCCAGCAGCCCCAGCCCTCCACGACCTTGTAGTCGGCAATGGTCCGGCCCTCCAGCGCTGCGGTCAGGGCATACTTCTCCACGTCGGAGACCCAGGCCGCCAGGGCACGCCCCCGGGTGAGGGCGTCTCCCAGCTGGCTGTCCGTGAGCAGCGGGCCAGCGGTATCTGCCGGCTCCAGGGCGTGCGGCACATCCCCCAGCTCCAGCATGACCTTGGCCCTGGCGGAGCACTGGGCTTTTGCCTTGCAAAAGCGGCACCAGTCGCCCGGCACGAACTCCCCCTTGCCGGTCCAGGCCAACTCCGCCGCCGGCCGGACGACCGTCTCTCCCCATTCCGCCAGGTCTTCCACCTGGCACTCCCACTCCTTGACCCCGCCCGCATTGGGCTGGACAATGGAGAAGTGAACGGTGTGGATGGTGTCGCCATAGATAAAGTAGAACGTATTGAGGGCGCCCAGGGCATACAGCATCATCTGGTAATTGGTCTCCGCGCTGACCGGGACCCCGGCGCCGTTTTTGTAGTCGACCACTTCCAGGCGGCCGGCTCCGATCATGATGCAGTCCGCCGTCCCGAAGCCCTCGGGAACCAGGTTGGAGTAGTCCACCCTGGTCTCCAGCGTCACAAAGGGCTGGACGGGCCCGAAGGACATGGCCCGGGCCTTCAGGTGCTCCAGATAGAGATCTGTGGCCGCGTCCATCCCCTTGTCATAGCCGGGATCCTCCTTCAGCTTCTTCAGCTGCTTGTTGAACTCCCGGGTGGACATCGGCTCGGGGATGCCGAAATACTTCCGGCTTTTCAGCTCCGCGATGGCATGGGCCAGGGTACCGGCAGCCGCATACGGGCTGCCGGAGTCCGGCATGTGCTCTGTCAGCCTGGGAGACGGTGTGCAATTCAGCCACCGCTCCGCGCTGCTGGGGCCCAGAAGGGAGTGCAGCTCAGGTGCCATCCTGGTCCCCCTCCTTCCTGGGGCTGTAGCCTTTGCAATGCTGCCCCTTCTCCTCACAGGTAGGATCAAAGGTGCAGATCAGCTCGGGGTGCTGGTGGCAGCAGTCCTTTACAGGACTGCTGCACGTTCCGCAGATGCAGCCGCTGGACTGCACACAGCTGTAAGTACTCCGATCCATCAGATAGCCGCCCCCAGTCCCCGCAGCGCGGTAGCGAACGCCCCGTAGTGCTCCGGGGCCAACTGGGTGACAGCCTGGACTCCATACTGCTGCAGCAAGGCAACCAACTGAGCCATCTTGGAGGGGTCAGCGCGGGTGAGATCGGCCCCTGCTGTGCTCAACTGTTCCAGCGTATGACCGGGCGAGGGAGTGGTCGGGGCCACAGGTACTGCCGGGGCGGGTGTTGATGGAGCAGGCGCAGTGGCCGGAGGCGTGGGGGTGACAGGTACCGCTGATGTCGGAGGGCTGACCGGAGCCGCAGGGTGCTGTGTAGGAGCCGAGCCGACAGAGGCGGGTGTGGGAGCGCTGGGAGCTGTAGCCACAGGGCTCATGGGCCCGGGGGCGACCACGGAGGCGGGGGTAACAGCGGGAACCGCTGCACTGGCCACGGGGGCAGCCGGCGCAGAGGGCGGGACAGCCCCCGCATTCTGTACCAGCGTCAACAGAGAGGAAGCCGTCTGACCCAGGAAGGCCAGCAGGCTGCTGTCTGCGTTCAGGGTTACATTGATATCAAGATTCATCACTATCATCCTCCTTGATGGTAACGGTGATCCCCTTGCGGGGGTCGATCCCTGCGTCATTGACGTCCTTCTTCTTCAGGTAGAGGGTGACCAGGTCGCCCTGGTCGCTGCGCCGCTCAAAGCGGTAGCAGCTCTTGGTCTCGTTGCGGAGCTTCATTTTCAGTTCCATCTTGACGTTCCTTCCGATGTGTAGTAGAATTGTGGTGTGAAAAGGTTTGGCCCATATTCGGGCCAGCTGTGCCGCTTCCGGAGTCGTGACCTCCGAAAGCGGCTTTTTCTTATCCCGCTCCCCATTCCCCTGCGGCCGCAAGGACGGCGTCGGCGAATTTCCGGTCCCCGTCGTCGTGACCCAGATCGTAGGCCCGCAGGGCGGCCGCAGTGTCCTCATGCTGCTCCAGCAGCTCCCCCAGCCAGCCGATTCCGGCGGCAATGTTTTCGCTGGGCGACAGGTCGGTGGGGAAGTATTTGGGGTTGAGCTGGCACAGGCCATAGGCTCCCTTTGGGCTGACGATCTCCGGGTCGAAGCCGCTCTCCACCTCGATCAGCCCCAGCGCGAGGGAGAGGGGCACGTCGTTGGCGGCACAGGTCTCCCGCAGCGCTGTCTGGAGCTCACGATCCAGTGGGATGCTTTCATCGTAGGGGTCCGCCTGGATAGTTTCCACAGCTTCCACAAGGGCAGTGCAGTCGAGTTGAGGGGGCACTGTGGTTGACACCAGAACCGTGTCTTCCCCAGGGCCTGGGGCGATCATGGCCACGATACCGCAGCACCAGATCGCCTGGCAGGCCAGTACGGTCAGCACCAGGATGGCCGCCGCCGGGATGCCTCTCCGTTTACGCCCCATCTTTCGCGGTCTCCTCTTTGATTTCACTCATTAGGTTTATTTCCTCCTGATCGATATTTGCGGCGGGTTACTGGACCATACAGCGGGGCATGACCTCGATCCGCCGGATACCCGTTACGACCGGGGCCGCCTTAGCTTCGGGCCGGGCTGTCCCCTTGCGCAGCACTTCCAATACGTCGTCCAGGTTGATAAGGGCCTTGGTACCGGCCCATACCACGGGCACGATCCCTGACTTCACCAGCTGTCTGACGTAATGCTCCGACACTCCAGAGCTGGGGTCCATCGCCCTGATCTCCGCCACGATCTTCGTGACTGTTCTCATTCTGGGCACCGTTTTCGCTTCCATCCTCTCTCACCTCCTTCGATCTCCTGCCGGGTGCGGCGGGGCTATATGAGCTTTTCTATTCAAAATGGGGGAGCTGTCAGCTTCCCACGACGCCCATGAGGGCGTTTCGGCCGGTTGCTGTCCGGCTCTCATCAGGTGGGCACTCCAATTGTCAAGGTGCTGTATGTGTGAAAGGGGCGGCGGTTGACTCCCCCTGTGCCGACGGGTTCCCGCGACGCTCCGGGATGGAGCGTTTCGGCCAGTTCCCAGCTGGCCATCATCAGGCGGGGCTTGTTCCTTCCTGCTTTTCAATCAGGCGACGAAGTGCGTTCTGAAGTTTCTGCTGTGCCTTTGGGGCTGTAGATCCAGCATTAAGCACTTGACTGACATACTTTTCATTAAGGCCGGCCTCTCTGGCCACCTGCTTGATAGTAAAGCCAGCATTGTGAATTTCACCTACGATTTGTCCCGTCCATTGTGCAGGCATACAAAAACTAACCTCCTTTAGAAATTCTGTTGACTTTAGTTAGGAAATGGGGTATGATAACAGTAAACTAACTAATATCAAATCAACTTCCTAACTTCAGCCCATCACCTTACTTAATTTAGGTTTCGTTGCTATAATACCTGAATTTGGTTTGTTTTTCAAGCGCAATTTCCTGATTTTAGTTATGTTCTGCGTTTTGCATAAAAACGGAGTGTGGAATTTATGTTTTATGACAAATTCAAGGCCCTGTGTGATAGTGCAGGTATTAGCTGTAATAAAGCTGCTCTCACTGTGGGGTTAAGCAATGCAACCCCTACAAAGTGGAAAAAAACAGGTGCTACACCAGATGGCTCAACTGTTGCTAAATTAACAGCGTATTTTGGCGTCCCAACAGATTTTTTGCTTGAGCGCCCACCGTTTGATTGCTGGGACCTTATCAATCAGAACCGCAAGGGATTTCTTTATTACGTTGACATTGATCCTAATACGCTCAAAATCATATGGGGGATCGACCCAAAGGACCCAGACGCGACCCCCATGAAAGACTTCATTTCATTTCTCTCTATGGCGATTGAAAATGTTTGGCCAACGAGCGAAGGGGACTGGGAAATAGCGCTACGCCCCGGTTTCAAAAAAGAAAAAATGCTCACCTTGGAAGGTGATCGCTACCAGGAAGACTTAGATACTGAAAACGTTCAAGACAATTGTCTCCAGCATAGGCAATTCAACAAAAGTGCCTCATCCTTATCGGATGAGGCGTTGCGGTTGGCTTTGGCCTATGACAAACAATTGGACACTTGGGGGCGAATACAGGTGCGCACAGCAATGGAGCAGGCACTGACCCGCCGAGCAGAAGACGCAAGGGCGATACAGGAGAAAGACAACTGTATTCAACTTCCTCTGGCAATCCAGACTATGGGCAAGGGTATAGCGATTCAACTTCCGGATTCCGACTTCGAAACAATTCTGGTAGAGGGTAATGAGGATACACGTCGGGCCATTTTTGCCGTCCGCGTCTGCGGTAATAACAGCGATTGGTATGACAATGATATTCTCCTTTTCGAGAAGGACTCCTATAACGGGCTCAATATGTTTGTCATAGATGGCCTGTCCCAGATCATGACGCGGGCAGATGATAAGATATATCCAATTTGGGTGGGGAAGGAAGTCATTTCCCTAACTGCGGATATCAAATGTAGAGGGCATGCCTTTTGCTTTTTAAGGCCCGAATGGGTTAAAGGGAACAAACCGATATTCCCCGAAGGATATCAATTTAAGTGGTAAACAATCAAGAAAATGTGTCCAACTTGAACACCGGCGCCTAGAAGAAGTACCAAAAATAAAAACCGCCCCCGGTGCGGCAAACACCGAGGGCGGCTCAAGGGAAGTGATAAGATCGACCCCCTATCACTTCCCCTATTTTATCACAGAAATAGGAGGAAAGCAACTATGGCAACTGTTGAAAAATGCGGCAAAGGATACCGCATCACCGTGGCAGCGGGCATTGATCTCAACGGCAAGCAAATCGGTCTGGACCCCGGATGAGACGATGACGTCCCGCCAGGTGGAAAAGGAGCTGAACCGCCAGATCGTCCGCTTCGAGGAACAGGTCAAGTCTGGATCTGTGGCTGCCGACGGCAACACCTGGTTCGTGGACTTTGCGGAGCGCTACATGAAAGACTACGGCCGCCTGAGCCTTAAGCCCACTACTCAGGCCAATTACACACGAAACCTGGTCCGCATCAACCAGGCCATCGGCCATATCCGGCTGAAGGATCTGACGCCCATGCACATCCAGGCATTTTACCGTAATCTTCAGGAGACAGGCGTCCGGCAGCACACCACCGCCACGGCCGCTCCCGGTCTGGCGGAGCAGATCGCTCAGCAGCACATGTCCAAGTCCGCCTTTTCCAGAAAAGCCGGTATCACCCATCAGACGGTGAGTCAGGCCCTGAAGGGGAGCCCTATCGATCTGGAATCTGCCGAAAAGATAGCCGCCGCTATCGGCACAGAGGTCAAGGCGCTGTTTACTGTCAACGCGGACATGAAGCCCCTGGCTCCGGCCACGATCCACTCATACCATCGGACGCTTTCCTCCATCTTGGACAAAGCCCGGGCGTGGAAGTGCATTTCTCAAAATCCGGCGCAGGGAGCAACGCTACCCTCACTGGCCGGACGCAAGGCCCGGTATCTGGACGAACCGGACGCAAGGCGGATGCTGCAGCTGCTCCAGGCCGAGCCGATCAAGTGGCGGGCGCCCATCATCTTTGATCTGCTCTCCGGTCTGCGCCGGGCGGAGCTGCTGGGCCTGCGCTGGTCGGATGTCGATATGGACAATGGCGTCATCCACATCGTCCAGACATCCAACTATGTGGCCGGGACAGGGGTGTATGTTGATACTCCCAAGACCGAGGACTCGGACCGTTACCTTAAGGTTTCCCGGACTGCCGTTATGATCCTGGTAGAGTTTAAGCGCTGGCAAGACGAGATGCGAAGCCGGGTAGGGGACGCCTGGGAGGGTACCCCAGGAGACGACAGGATCTTCACCAACGAGGTGGGGTGCCCCTTGTTTCCTACGTCTATCACCCAGTGGATGAGGAAATTTATCAAGCGGACCGGGCTTCCATCGGCTTGCGTCCACTCACTCCGGCACACTTATGCCAGCCTTTTGATTGCAGACAGGACCCCGCTGGTAGTAGTGTCCAACAACCTGGGGCACGCCCAGGTCAGCACCACCAGCGACATTTACTCCCACGTCATAGCCTCCGCAGAAGCAAAGGCCGCCCAGGTCACAGACCAATGTCATTAAGTTAAGGAAAAGAGTCTTGGACGCCATGTATGAGGAGTCCAAGACTCTTTTTGCAAACATTTTT